TGCAGGAGGCACCAGATTCAAGCCGCTCAGGTTCGCCTGCAGCGGCTTTTTCGTTTTCGCCGGGCAGACCATCGACCACCATTCGCTGTATTAGCAATCGGTCTGACCCGGCACCCAAAAGGATGCGTAAGCCGATAAGGACGCGGTTTAGCTGGCCTGTACACCAGTGGCCCTTCGGGGCTGGCTTGGTTCGATACCAAGAGCATCCACCAATTTCTCCTCCCCGGCGCAGTTGCCGGAACTTCGCCCGCCAGTGAAAGCTGAGCGGGTTTTTTCATTTGTCTCAATCGAATTAGCCGCAAGGCCTCGAAGGACCGCCATGACCCCCGAACAACTGGAGCAGCGCCAATTCCAAGTGAACCGCTGGAATGTGGAGAGCATCGCCAAGCCAGGGCCGCGGGTCAGGGTCTATTCGTTGAATCCAGACGGCACGGTTAGCGTTCAAGACCGGCCGCGAGAAGAAGTTGTGGGCCATGTCTGAGAACAGACAAACAACAGACAAGCCAAAGCGGCAGGCCCCCAGGACGGCCTTTGTGAAGGGCCGGTCTGGCAACCCTGGCGGCAGGCCTCCCAAGACGGAAGAAGAACGCACCCTTGAGGCGATGTGCCGCGACAAGACGCAGGCAGCGCTTGATGTGCTTCTGAAGATCATGGGAGAAGGCGAGAACGAGCGGAACCGGATCACTGCAGCGATGGCGATCATCGAGCGGGGTCACGGCAAGGCAGTTCAGCCTACGACCATCAGCAACCCGAACGGCGGCCCGGTGAACATGAACTGGACTGTCGAGTTTGTGCAGCCAGGCGATGCAACTCCAGCTTCCGGCGAAGCTTAACTTCCTGCTGACCAAGCGGGCTCGGTACAAGGGCGCTAAGGGCGGCCGAGGGAGCGCAAAGTCCTGGAGCTTCGCCCGCGCGCTGCTGGTGCTCGGCACGACGAGGAAGGTGCGCATCCTCTGCACCCGGGAAGTGCAGAAGTCCATCAAGCAGTCTGTCCACAAGCTGCTGAAGGATCAGATCGAGGCTCTGAAGCTGACATCGTTCTACCAGGTGTTGGAGAACGAGATCCGCGGCCTGAATGGGACTGAGTTTTCGTTCTCGGGCCTGTCCGACCAGACGGTCGATTCGATCAAGTCTTTCGAGGGCTGCGACATTGTTTGGGTTGAAGAAGCCCAATCGGTCAGCAAGCGGTCTTGGTCGGTGCTGATCCCGACGATTCGGAAGGCTGGGTCTGAGATCTGGATCTCGTTCAACCCCGAGCTGGAGACGGACGAGACATACGACCGGTTCATAACGAACCAGCCCGATGACGCAATCATCGTGGACATGAACTACACGGACAACCCGTGGTTTCCAGAAGTGCTGGAGAAGGAGCGGCTGCACGCGCAGGCGACGCTCCCCAAATCGGAGTACGAAAACATCTGGGAAGGTAAGTGCAAGCCTGCTGTGGCCGGCGCCATTTACTACGAAGAGATTGCGAAGGCGGAAGAAGAGGGGCGGGTCTGCAATGTCCCGCATGACCCGAAGCTGAAGGTTCAGGTGATCTTCGACTTGGGGTGGAATGACGCGATGTCCATCAGCCTGGTGCAGAAGGCCGGTTCTTCGCTTGCGGTGATTGAGAACATCGAGGACAGCCACAAGACGTTGGCTCACTACTCGGCCGAGTTGAAGACTCGGAAATACAACTGGGGAAAGGTCTATCTGCCCCACGACGGCCGGCACAAGGACTACCGCACCGGTAAGAGTGCGGAGGACATCATGAAGGCGCTTGGCTGGGAGGTGGAGATCACGCCCAACATCAGCATCGAGGACGGAATCCGGCTGACCCGGATGACATTCCCAAGGCTCTACCTGGACAAGACAAAGGCGGCTCGCCTGGTGCAGTGCGCCAAGCGGTATCGCCGCAGCATCAACCAGCAGACGAATGAGCCAGGCGCGCCATTGCATGACGAATGGAGCCACGGCGCGGACAACCTGCGCTACATCTCGGTGAACGCCGAGAGCATGACTAACGAAGACTGGGGCAAGTTGCCCCCCCTCGCTGAGGTGCAACCCGACGACTCTGGGATCTATTTCTGACCATGGCTGAAACCCTGCAATCCTCAACATCGCTGTCCTCGCTTCTAGAGGCACGCCTTGTTGAGTGGGAAAACGCGCGCAAGCCGCAGGAGTTGAAGCTGCTGGAGTGCTACCAAGACGTGATGCGCATCCCACGGGATGACGACACGAGCGGCACGGGTGCGGCGAAGTCGCGCAAGGCAAAAGGGTTGTTCATTGGCTCGACCCGGAACAAGGTGCGTGCCGCCCGAGCCAAGATCACTGATGCGCTGTTCGGCAATGGGCAGATGCCGTTCGACACGACGCCTTCGAACGAGAAGCTTGCCCCCTATGCCGACGTGATGGAAGACATCATCACCTGGCAGATGGAGGAGGGCGGTCTGAAGCCATTGCTGAAGACTGGCGTGAATACGCTGGCCACCTACGGCACTGGCTTCATCTTCGGGCCGTTCGTGCGCAAGGCATCGCTTGTAGAGACGACTGTGGAAATGATCGGCCAGTCGTCGGCGATCCAGGAAACCAAGTACGAATACGACCTGCCTTACTTCGAGCTGGGCAACACGCTGGATGTGTACCCCGACCCTGAGGCGCGGACGCTGGAGGCGGGGTTGGGTGTGTTCTGGGTGACTATGGAGAGTCCGGCGACTGTTTCGGCCTGGAAGAGCGATCCTTCGTACAAGGACGTTGACCAGGCGTTGAACGCTCCAGGCGACCGCGGCAACGAAACGGGATCGGAGCGTGCCTCGCAGTACCGGGCGAACATCCAGTATTGGTACAAGGGCGACCGCATCAAGGTGGCTCGATTCTTTGGCAAGGTGCCGAAGCGCTACCTGAATGGCTCTGCAGAGACGGATCAGACGCAAGTCGAGGCCGACGCTGGTGAGATGGAAGAGGCCATTGTCATCGTGGCCGGTGGCGTGGTGGTCAAGGTGGTCAAAAGCCCCTACAGCGGCAAGATGCCTGCCCACCGCTGCATGTATGAGGCGGTAGAGCACGAAATGTGGGGCGTCGGTGTGGCCGAGAACAACGCGCCTCATCAGAAGGTCACGAACGCCGCCTTCCGCCTGTTCATGGAAGGCAAGGGCATGGCGCTGCTGGGCACTGCTGCCGTGGACCGCGCTGCATTTCTGCCGACTGAGGACTTCAGAAAGTACCCTGGCAAGGTCTATCAGTTCAAGCCGGGCCTCTCTCCCGAGCAGAAGAAGGAAGCCATCCAGTTCCAGGTCGAGCCCGACATTACTGGCGGCTGGCTCGATGTGATCCGTGTGTCCGAGCAGTTCAGCGACGATGACACCGGGATCACCAAGTACACGCAGGGCGACGATTCGCGCAACCTGAACAAGACGGCCTCAGGCATCTCCATGATCATGTCGGCCAGCTCGCTGCCGATGAAGGAGGTGATCCAGAACATCGACACGATGTGGATTGAGCCGATTGTCGAGTGCTACATCAACTGGAATCTCAAGTACCTTGAGCCGGAGACTGTGGCGAAGATCCTGGGCGAAGACGCAGCTCAGCGCTGGGCCGAGATCAAGCAGTTCGGCAAGTCCTCGTTCATGGACTGGCAAGCCACAGGCACTGCTTCCTTCATGCAGAAGGAAGTGCTGACGAACAAGATTCGGGCTTTCTCGGAGTTTGCGCTGGGCAACCAGGTCACTGCTCCACTGATCGACGCCAAGGAACTGCTGCGCCAGACATGGGATGTGATGGAGATCGGCAAGGAATCCCCGATCCTGGAAGACCAGGATGGCGAAGAAAGCCTCTCGCCGGCCGTCAAGCAGCGCATGCAGATGGTTTCAGACCATGTTGACCAGCTCCAGCAGCAACTGCAGAAGACGCAGCAGGACGCCCAGCAGGCCGAGAAGAAGGCTGTCGAAGAGTCGTTCAAGCGGATGAAGGCCGAGATCGACGCAGACAAGGCCACCGCCCTCTTGGCTATCGAGAAGGCGAAGGACAGCGCACAGGCTGCGACTGGTGTAGACCCCGCGGCGATCAACGACATGGTGAACCAGGCTGTTGCGATGGCCCTGGCACACATGATGAGCCAAGGCCAGCCCGCACCAGCCCAGCCAGAAGTGCAGGCGCCGCCCGAGATGTCGCCAGAGGCCACGGAGACGCCGCCAGCCGAAGCGCTGGAGCCTCCACAAGGACAGGCAGCAGAACAACCCGAACAACCGCCTCAAGCAGGCGGTTTTTCTTTGCCTGAACAGCCGCAATGACACCAAGTGAGCGGCTTGCCTATATCGACAAGGTGCTGAGCGCATGCAAGGACGCATGGCCGGTGCTGATGGTTGAGGTCGATTCAAAGATTGGCGCGCTCACTGAGCAGCTGATCAGCAGCGACAACGAACAAACCCGCGGGCGCATCAAGGCGCTATGCGATTTGAAGGAATTGCCGGTATCGCTCGCACAAGAGCGGGACGGCATCCGGGCCGCACTATCCGAAGAGGACGCGGCAGATTGAAGAAGTGGACTACCTGCCAAGCAGGCCCAAGGAGTTGAACGATGTTGGAAGACGCGGAGTACAAGAAGGAGTACGACAAGGCAGCGGCAGATCTCGAAGCGGCGGCGCAAGCCACTACCGCAAGGGGCGCCGATGGCAAATTCGTAAAGGTCGAAGAGGTTGCAAAGCCTCCTGAGACTGAAGCGAAGGCCGAACCTGAGGTCACCAAGACCGAAGAGGCAAAACCGGTAGACGAACTCGCCGAACTTCGTGCGCGTGTCGAAAAGGCCGAGAAGATCGCCAAGGATAACCAAGCCTGGGCGACCAAACTCAGCCAGGAGCGCGCGCAGGAGCGACGTGAGCGTGAAGCCGCAGAGCGAGCAGCAGCAAAGCCGGCGATTTTGGATGCAAATCCAGAGCTGGCTGATGCAATTCGCTATGTGGCAAGCGAGCCTACTCCGACTGCTTCGAGGGTTGACCCTCAAGAGGAATGGCGCGTCACGATTGAGAAGGCGCACCCCGGGATTTTCGATGTCTCCATCGACCCCGATCTTGAGAAGGCTGTCATGGCGAGATTTCAAGCCCTCGGGGCTGAGGTCAATGACCCACTCGTGTGCATCCGTGAAATCACAGCAGAGAAATTGGCGCACACCGAGCGCCTTATCGGCAAGCGAGTAGCTGTCGAGAGCGCGAAGAGTGCAGAAAAGTCCGCGATGAGCGTGCCTGGAGCTGGCGGCAGCGGTGGGGTGAAAACTCCCGTTGACCCCGATCTGGAAGCGCGCAATCGCATCCTCAACATGTCGCCATCCGAGTTCGAAAAGGAACGCAGGAAGGTGCTTGGATACTGAAAGTAGGTAAACCAAAATGGCAAACACTTCCCTCACGCAAGTCCCTCCTGGGGTACAGGCGTTTTACGACCGCAACCTTCTGACCCGTGCTCAGCCGGCTGAAGTGCATGGCCGATTCGGTCAAAAGCGCCCCATCGCTAAGCGTAACGGCAACCAGATCAAGTTCCGCCGCTATTCGCAACTGGCCGTCGCATCGACGCCGCTCACCGAAGGCGTGACGCCGGCAGGCTCCAGCCTCGCTGTCACCGACCTGACCGCCACGCTCGCGCAGTACGGCGACTACATCACCCTGACGGACATGGTTTCCATGACCAACCAGGATGCGGTGGTCACTGAGGCTACCGACGTTCTGGGCGATCAAGC